CGGAACCCATGGCATCCGCCGCAGCGCTGACGCCGGCGCCCATGTTTCCGGCCGCATCAATCACTTGGCCGATACGGGCCTGAATGCGCTCCAGGAGAGCCTGGAATACTTCCAGACCTGGCACGGCAAAGGTATCTTTCAGGACATTGATGAAATCCCGGATCTTTGATACGACCGTCCCAATGATACCGGCGATGGTCTGACAAACCCTGTTGAACACATCGCCCTTCTTTGCCGCCTCGTCCACGCCTACCAGCCAATCGCCAATGGTCGCCGTGACAGAAAGAATCCCATCACTCAGCGTCCCAAGGCCGCCGAGCAACGGGCTGATCACATTGAATACCGCAGAGAACCCCTGCTTGATTAGGTCAAGAATAGCAAACAGGCCCTTAAAGGTTCGCCCCAGCTTGTCTGCCGTTTCATCTGAAATGATAAGCCGCTCAGAAAAGCTGTGCAGCGCCTCGATGATACCGTAAAGCCGCTCCGAGGTAAGGGGCGGAAAAATATCATTAAAGGCGCCCTTCAAGGTCTCGAAGACCTTTTGAACGGCCTTGCAGCTGTTTAAGATAGCGTCAAATAAAAGCTCTCTGCCGCTCTTGCGGGTCATGTTGTTGACCAGCTCCGCAACGGCGCCTGTGGAGTTGCTGGCCTCGCTGCTCAGATTTCTCAGTGCCTCGATCTGTTCCTCTGTGTAGCCAATATTCTTCAGCTGCTCGTCAGACAGCGCGGCAATTCCCTCGGTGGTCCCGGTGGCCTCGTTTGCCATCTTATCCAGGGTTTTAGCCAAAATATCAGTGGTCAGCCAGCCTTTGGACAGGGTGGCGTCAAAGGACCCGGCCTCTTCCACCATCTTGTCAAAGCCGTCGACTGTCTCAGAGGCAGTCTCCTGAAGGGCCGCCGTGAAGTCATCTACCGCAAGCCCGGCATCTGCAATCTGGTTTTTCAGCTGTCCCCAGCTGGACATCAGCGCCCCGCCCAGCAGAGCGTTTCTTGCATCAGCAGACGCGCCGATGATTTCACTGAAGAAGTTGTTGAAGTCCGTGAGAGTGGCCTTTGCCTCCTCAAAGTCACCAACAAACAACTGCCAGGTCTCCGCCCAGCCAGACTGTGCGCTCTCCTTCAGTGTATCCAGCAGCTGGGAGAATGTCTTGACATCCTGAGCCGCCGCAAAGGCCTTCTTGCCAATGTCCGTGGTTTCGTCGGCATATTTTCCCAGCGTTTGAGTCAGAACCTCGGTGGTCATCCACTGACTGCTGAGGGAGTCATTGAACATGGTAGTGGTCGTGAACAGCTCTGACACATGACCATTCAGGTCTGTGGTCGTAGACTGATACTGGTCACCCACCTTGACCAGCGTACCCAGCTCCAGCGCCGTTTCAATCAGCTGCTCCTTGAACTCCACTGTTGCCATGTTGGCAAGCTCGATGGACTTCCAATCTTGCAGGCGGACGCTTCCGGAGGACAGGGCCTGTCCAAAGTTATACATGGCGTGGGACGCCTCGTTGGCATTAGCGCCAGACACGGCGGCCACATTGGCCACGCCCTGGACCGCCGCCACCGCATCATCCAGATTGACGCCGGCATTGGTAAACTTGCCGATGTTTTCGGTCATATCGGCAAAGGAGTAGATGGTCCGGTCTGAATATGTATTCAGCTCGTCCAATTTCTGATTGACCACATCCAGACTTTCGCCGGTACTGGCCATAATAGTCTGAATAGAGCCCATCTTCAGCTCGTACTCATTAAAGCCCGTTGTAATGGGCTCAATGGTAAGGGAAGAGAGCAGCCGCTTTCCGGCATTGACCGCAGAATTTGTGATGTTGGAAAGGGCGGTTATGGCCATGACCTCAAGGGCGGAAAATTTGGCCCGAACGGTCTCGACGGAACGGCTAAGGGTGGACAAGTCACACTTCCTGGCGGCGTCGTTCAGGCCTTCCAGACCCTTAGCCGCGCCGTCCAGATCCAGCCCCTTCTTGAGTTTGTCCAGCGTTGACAAACTGGTCTGAACGCCTTCTTCAAACTGCTTGTTGTCAAATCGCATTTCGACGATTCTCTCGTCGATGGTTTTGCTCATAGCCGTGTAACCTCCTTCCATGCCTCGGCGGCGATTTGGTCAAAAATAGGCTGGATAGCGGGGTTGATGTAATCTCGCCCTTCTACCCAGCCTCCGGTTCCAGTACCATGTCCATACTGGAGAATGATTGCAATGGGAACTCCATTTTGAATGTTGGAGTTGTGAAATGAGATGGTGACCGAACCTTTTTTATTAGAAATCTCGTAGTACCACGAGCGCGCGGTTTCTCCGGAGTCGACAGGCGTTGCAGACGCCAGGGCGGCCACTCCAGCCCGGCCGAACTGGTCCAAGTCACCGAGATGAACGACCTCTTTTGCCTTTTCCAGAAAACGGGTCAGCTTTGAGAAGTCGCCCTTTTGTCTGAAACGAATCACTGCCGGCTCCTCCTATCATTCAGATTTTTTCTGCCACTCCTGGATGACTTCCTTAAACTTGTCAAACCCAAACATCGCAGCGTAGGCAGACATAAGCCCGACCACTATGGCAGGCCCCCCCACGCACCAGGTGACAGCCAGCGTCAATGCCTCGGCCACAAACAGAGCCACCAGATTGGTGGGGATCTTGTCCCAGGTGATGCTTTTGACCACCTGGACAATGATGTTCGTCAGGATGGTGACCCCACCGACAATCATCAGCAGCGTTGAAATGATTTCCGCATTCATTGATGCGCCCTCCTTAAATCGCCGGACTCTCCACGGAGCCTACCGGCGTTTGTGAAACATTGAAATTAGCGGCCTTTGCCGCCTCAAAGGTGATGCCGCCCGTGCTGTGGTCAGACTTGCACAGGTTCAGATAGAAGCTGCACACCACACCATGCGCGGTCCAGGGAAGGCCGACCATGGCACCAACCCAGGGCAAAGCTCCGGTATAACCAAGGCGGACACAATAAAATGCCAGCAATAGACCTCCCACTGTAACCACCCAAAGCAGAGCCCTAATGTCGTTGGTCAGCTGCTTGGAGTGCTCTCGTGCCTGTCTGGCTCGTCCTCGGGCCAGATGCCGTCCGTTTTTCATCACGCCAGCCCTCTCTCCTGTGCAAAGCGATAGAACAGCATTGCTGCCTGCTCTCTGGTCAGGAAATCAGACCACATCATGTTCGGCTGACCGTCGATGGTAGTCCCATTTCCGGCAAACAGGCCGACACTGACTGCCCACTCCCGGGCCGCCTTGCTCCACTCGCCGCAGTCATTGTCCTGCAAGCCCTTGCGATACTGCGTCATGGCAGTGTTGAACATTGTGTTGAATTGTTCCTGCGTCATCATATCGTCGTCCTCCTGTACGATAGAAAAGTCCGGACGGCCATAGCCGCCGATGTAACTGGCATTCAGCGGATAGTTCTTATCCCTGACGCAGCCTCCGTTTGGCACCACACCGGGCAGGGAACTGGTGTTTCCCTCGATGGTGTAGACACGCCCGCCAGAGACCTTCTCCACAATTCCGGTATGATACATGGTCTTGCCGCCATCATCGGTAAAGAAAATCTGGTCTCCCGGCTGGGGGTTACTGGTGTGGAACTGTCTCTTCTGCTTGTAGTAATTAGCGGAATAGGTGCAGCCAGCGCCCAACCCTTTCTCCGCCTGACAGAGCAGCTTCATGCCTATTTCCAGGCCAAAGGTGTGGATGAAGCACCAATCTGTAAAGATATCGCACCAGGCATAGCCGTTCTTGTTGAAGTTATAGACGATGCCGAGGGCGTCCAGATCTCTGGCATACTTGTTCCAGTTGTTGTCGCCGGCATTCGCCGTCTTATCGTCGAGCTGCGCATTGGTTTCCTTCTCGATGTAACCAATCTCAGCCCTGGCAGTCGCCAGCAGTCTCTCCACTGCCGACATAGCATTGGTAGAAGGCATGGTTTCACCCTTTCCTGCGTACTGGTCGAAATACTTCTGCCCATAGGAAGCCCGCCTTGCCTTGGCTGTTTCGCTCTGGTCGGCGGGTCGTTCAAACTGCACCAGGACGGCGTCAGAGGCAATCCGAATGGTTGCGGCGGACTGTAAGGTTCTGACCAGGGATACATACCCCTCGGTCAGCTCCTTCCACAGAAAGTCCAGCTGCATATCCAGATCGCCGATACTCTTGCCGCACTGCCTGGCAAAGTTGAGCAGATTTTGCTTTCTGCTCCAGAAGGTCCACTGGGCAAGGCCGTATCCGGCGCTGTCGTGGACAAAATTGGAGTAGGCGCCGGAATCCACCTGAGCGGTATAATCAGCATCAGACAATCCCAGCTTCTTCTCATAGGTGTTCTGGAGATTGGTCGGCTTCAGGCCGCTTTCGGCATAGAGGTTCCCCATCAGACCAGCGGCCCCAAAATCGGAGAGCCCTTTTCCTTTCAGAAAACTCCAGATTCTTGCTTCAGACACGTCTTTCACCCTCTCGTGTTCCATTTCTTCCTCCGCGCAGCGTTCAGCGCACGGCGTTGAGCAATCATCTCCCCTTTGGGCATCTTTTGTGGCTTGGAACCCTTGATATCGCACACATGGATCAGCGTGAGCAACCGGTTCAAATGCCACTTCTGACACTCAAAGGGGATGTTGTGTAAAATCATCCAATAGTAGATGATTTCGGCCGTCACAATTTCACGACTGCCCTTCTTCCTGCCAAGATTGGAAAAGGTTGTGGCAGTCATGGGGGCATCGATATACTCATAAACTTGGCGGAGCAGTTCGGGAGTGATCGCCGTGTAAACATTGGGGTCCACATTCTGGGTCAGAGTCATGCACCGAACATAATCCCCCGACTCCGCCACCGTCTTCGGCTTTGGCGAAAGGAACGGCTTGTGCCACTTGGACTCCCATTTTGAAAGCGAGACCAGAGAATGCTCCAGCTGGAGCGTCTGCTCTTTCGTGTTGATAAAGGTCTGGGTGGCATTGTCAAACTGTTCGGACGCCGGAACCACAATTTTCAGCATCTCCCGACTCCTCCGGCTGTCAGCCCTGCAGCGCGGGCGCG